GTGAAATTGAAACCAAATCTTGTTGGGCGTATCGTTGCTATTGAGTTCAAGGATTCCACGGGTGCTGTTACTTTGGATAAATGGTCTCATGCTAAGGTGACGGCTTATACAAGCGAGTATGACGATGAGGACGGAGAGAGTTACAATATTAGATTAGACAATGATCCGTCACTTTACCTTGTGTATGGGCATGAGATAAAATCGATCCGGGTTATTAAGTAATAATAAGTCCACTGCGAGGATGATGTTAAACTCAGCCGGCAATCACAGAATACTGGGCGGGTCCAGCAAAAACCGAATATGACTTGAATTGCAGCACACTGATTGGTCGATCAGGGTGTTTTTTTGTACAACAAAAAGACTTTCTACTTGCTCATTTTTTGGATGGGAGGTCTCTTTTGTGCACTTCACTTCAAAAACAACCCCAAACACCCGAAAATAAAAAGCCCCGAAATGCTGATTTAACAGCATTTCGGGACTAACGAAAAGTATCTAAAAGCTTAATAATGGAGGTGAGGAGTCTCCAACTGCATTAGCCTTAACCGCTGATATAACAGCATTCGTGCGGTGGCCTTACTCCAAATGTTACCTAAAATGTTACCTGTTCCATATATTCTGCTAACTTGTCGATGCCTTCTCGAGCATCCGACTGATTCATGCCAGCATATATGCGAAGCGTCACATCGGGCGTAGAGTGACCGGCAAGCCGCTGTACAGTTGAAACATCAACACCGCTGCGAATCATATTCGTTACAAAAGACTTACGCAGACCGTGCAATGTGATGCGAGGTGTAAGGTGGTTTGCTTCAATAATATCTTTCAGCCACTTGTTAGGCCTGTTAATGCCTAAGCGTTTTTCAAAGTGTTGTGGAGATGGGAACAGTGGCCGATCATCTCGAATGCTGATAATCTTGCTTGTGTCAAGTAATGCTATCCACTTTTTAAGCTGTATTGCCACTTTCGGGGTTAATGGTATTGTGCGCATACCCGCGGTTGACTTGGTGCCTTTAATTGATTCCTTACCATTCAGACCAGTTGCATAGGCTTTATTGATTGACAGTGTGGAAGTTTTGAAATTAACATCTGATACGTTCAGGGCGCATAGTTCTTCACGCCTGATACCGGTGCTAACCATCAGCAGAAACATTGTGTACTTTTCTGGATCGTTATTAGGATCAATGCAAGTTAGGAATCGGGCGACTTGCTTGTTATCCCAGTAAACTGGTGACTTTCCAGATCCTACCCCGCGTGGCAATTCGACACCGTCTGCGGGGTTCTTTTCGATGTACTGCATCTTAACAGCAAATGAGAGTATCTTTTTCAAATAAATGAAACGTTCCTTGTATGCCTTGGTGGTTGTTTCTCGCCACTGACTGACAGCACTTTGAATGCTGCCGGTTTTTATCGCGGTGAGAGTTTTAGAACCAAACATAGGGATCAAGTGGTTATTGAAAAGCTGCTTAGTCTTATAGGCTGTACTTCCTTCCACAGTTTGAACATAGATCGGCCACCACTGATTGTACAAATCACTAAAGGTCTGAACCGGTGGGGTAGTGTCGTTTTCATCATATAAACCATTGGCCACGTCTAGCTTGAGTTCTGACTCTAGTAGACGTGCTTTTTGCATGCTTTGAACATTGCGAACAATATTCTTGCGTTTTCCAGCAACAAGCCCAGCATTGACCGTTACGCGGTAGCGAACTGCACCAGACTTAAGCTTTACTTTTTTAATTGCCATATTCTTCTCCTATCCGTCACGCTGGGCAGGCGGTGTTAGATTGGAGAGTTTTCGCCGAAAATGGCGAAAAGGTGGCGGCCGATTTTTCGGCCATGATATTAGATATAGAAATTAAGCGTGTTTTGCTGTTACTGCATCTAGAAGCTGTTCAAAAGAACTCATGAATTCAGACTTGACGTAGTCGACTTGCCCATCGTTCTTAACGATTGAACGTAATCCACTTAACAAAGCACCAAATGATGCCGACAGACCCCTATCTGAATGAAAACCATTGTAGAAAGCAATACAGAGCTGAATTGCATCATTGATGGTCAACATCTCAAAAGTATCCATCTTTTCTAAATCGAGGTTTTCAATACTATTAACTAACTGATTCATGGCGCGCTGGCGCATTTGATTTACGGATTCAGTGGTGCTCATGGACTTTTTGATAGCAGATAATACTTTTTCTGCATCTTCTGGAGTTTTATTTCCATGTTCAAAGTCATCAATAATTTTTTTTAGTTCTCGATTAGTCATCGTATGTGCGATGGTTTCATCAATTGCGGTTGGATCACTCGATATCCCTTGGAGATATGGTATTGAAACTCCTAAAACATTCGACAATTTTTGCCAAGTGTCGATTTTGGGCTCTCGGCTATTGTTCTCATAAAGGCTTATTGATTGACGTGTAACCCCGATCCTTTTAGCGAGATCAGCTTGAGATAAGCCTTTGTCTTTTCTGGCTTTCAAAATGTTATTTTGCATCTAATTGCCACCTCTCTTCCTCGTTATCATAAATTTTTTTGCACAAAGTTGCAACTAATTGTTGACAGCAACATAATGTTGCAATAAGCTATAGATATCAAAGCAACAACTTGTTGCCGTGGAGGTGAAATGATATGGCTTCAATGAAAGCAGAACTATTGTTGTCCGAGGACTTCGACAAGCAACTACAAGATCGTATTCATCAGGAAGTGATCCAAGCGGTTAGTAAGCTTGCACCACAACATGATGAGCCTAAAAAGCTGAACATCGGTCAAGCAGCGGTTTATGCCGGTGTGGCTCGTAACACACTGTTGTCTTGGACTAGAAAAGGTTTGCCGATGCAAGTGGTTGGTGGCGTTAAGCGGATCAATACCGCAGACATAGACGATTACATGAATAACCACGGCAAGTAATCACGCTGGGCAGGCGGAAAATTGTAAGCAACTTATGACAGGCACATAAAGCCAGAGAGGAAAATATATGAAAGTAGTTTATCCGTCAATCGTGGAGCAATTCTATGAGGGTTTGAAATCTGAAGGCGTAACGGCTGGTAAGGATGAGGTATATCGCACCATGGTCGAGACCAACTTAATTGACGAAAACGGTGTTCCTACACAATACGCATTGGACAATGGTTTTATCAAGTGTAATGAGCCGGAAAGCCTAGCAGAGTTAAAGGAGCTTTATCCTAATCTTCAGAAATACTCAGACGATCATTTCATGAAGACTGACGAAGGCTGGTACGCTGATGCCTTTGTATTACGTAGCGAATCCATACTTTTATTGAACGATCCGGCTACGTCCGAAACAGACAAGCAAAATGCTCGGATCGTCCTTAACCATATCAAGGAGGATGATGCCGATGACTAGCCTTATTACGTGGATATTTATTCATCCGACAGTTATCCCCGTCATGCTGATGGTTTTCATGAACGGTGGCGTGCTGAGAGCGTTTCTACAGTTTAGAGAGGACTATGACCATGGCAAAAATGATAAATAGCAAGTACGGATGGACGTGGCCACAGTTTGTAAAGGCTGACGCTGATTGTGATCGGTATTGGCAAGCTCAAAAAGCCGAAAAACGTTCACTAATTGAGGCCACAAAAAAATCGCCAAGAGTGGCACCTCAAGGCGAGAAGAAGACAAGCGAAAAAATCTATATCGACTTTTAGCTTGCCTCGAATTGGTTACTTTGTCAAGGAAAATGGAGGCAATTATGATAAAAAATGTTTCAAACAGCACCAAAGCGCCTGATTTAGGTGAGGCGTCTTGGAACCTCAGCACTGCAAAAGGACTTTTAGAAGCCCTTAGTGATGAATTCGACATTATGGAAGGCTCTGTCGTTTCATATCAAAGCAATCGTAATGAAAAAAATGCTGCAATCTTGGCATACGGTATGGATCGCTCATTTTATACATGGATGGCGCTACTGAAAGCAATTCAAGAATACGTTGATAGCAGCTTGGCAACGATTGATGAGGTAAACAAATGATGAAGAAAGATTATTATACAACCGCACAGGCACTTTTGAGCGATACAAGTGCAATGGTGAATGTCTTGCGACATCAGATCAATAATGAACAGCAATCAGCACTGGCCGACACAGTTGCTGACATGATTATTGATGCTCGCCGTCTACTTATGGAGGGAGATGCTGCCGATGGTCGACGTTCTTAAAATGGCGCTTGGTTATCAGCAACACGGTTTTGCAGTCTATCCCCTTGCGCCAGAGACACGAACACCACTTGCTGGTTCACATGGGTACAAAGATGCCACCAAAGACCCAGAACAGGCCAAGAAATGGTGGGGTGAACATCCTAACTACAATATTGGCTTGGGGCTTGATGGCGTGCTGGTGTTTGACATTGATATGGGGCATAAAAGCGAGGCTAATGGCAATGAGACGTTGGCTAAATTGTGCGCTGATGGTCGTGCTGGCCAAATTCCATCTACCTATATAGAAACAACGCCAAACGGTGGACTTCATATTTTCTTCACCTATCCCAAAGAATTGAAGCTAACCAGTCGATCGGATTTGTTCTCTAAAAATGGCGAGAAAACCGGACTTGACTATATTGCGACTGGTGTACCAGTTTTCCCTAGCATTCGCGAGAACGGCATGTATCAACCACTCAAAGGGCACAAGATCACCAAGATAGCCCCAGCACCTCAGTGGTTACTAGATGAAATCCAACGTCAGCGCCACCCTAACATGAGTAATTATTACAGCAGCGCAGATTCATGGTTTGGACATTTTATTAATCGTCTGGTAGATGGCACAGACGAGGGGAACCGTAACCAGTGGATGGCAAGCATTGCTGGTTCAGTCTTCCGTTCTGGCGCCGATCCAGATAAATGTGCCGATCTCATTCAAACTGTCAATCAGTGCTACGTTCGGCCTCCCTTGCCTAATGGCGAGCTAGTCAAAATCATCAATTCAATCAGCAAGCGCGAAATCGCGCGTCGAAGTTAGGGGGTGAAGCGTACGGACAGCTTAAAGGAAGAACTAAACAAGTCGCCAGAGTTTACCCGGCTCAAGGTGATCTCTAAAAGCACATTAGAACCATTTGACGTGAACAAGTATCCAGAGCCTCAAGATAAGACCGAGAAAGGTATTCGGGCATATAACAAACAGCTTGCTGCCAAGTTACCGAACTGGTTAAGAGTTTGGTTTCAAGCCGAGCAGCGCGATGAAGACGATCCCCAAAACGTAACCATTCATCGGAATATCAAGGTGGACTTTCTCACCTACGGCTACCACTTCATGGATAAAACACGAGTAGAGAGTTTTCCCGGGTTGAGTGAAGGCGCGATATATGAGCCCAGTAAAGGGACGTGGCGCACATTTGGCAAGGGTGAGTTCACTAAGACCACCGAGAGCCGAACCACCAAAGAGATGCTCAAATGGGGACTGTATCGTGAGAGTGATATTACAGGCGCCAGACGATTCTTGCAGCGCATCAGCTACAACGAGGACTATGGTAAGCGATCACCATTTGATGAGAACCCACATCCAGAACTAGTTGCATTCACTAACGGCACATACAGCATACTGACCAATAAGATGCAGGAAAGTAGCGCTGACAATTACATGCTGAACGCCCATGAATACGCGGTCGATCCAGATAGGGACGATTGTCCAGAGACTGAACGACTGCTTGCAGCTATGATGGGCGATGCCGCGATCACATTTGAGGAATTCATCGGTTATATGTTCTATCGGTCTTACCGTCCATTCCAAGCATTCCTGTGGTTGTATGGTACCGGCGGTGAAGGCAAAAGCACACTTATTCGCAGAATTACTAACCTCATCGGGCGTGACAATGTGTCAGCATCAAAACCAGCAGACCTTGCCAATGGTGACCGTCGTTTTGAAACAGCCAACCTATACGGCAAGGAAGCAAATATCGTGGCAGACGTCGGGTCAGATTACCTCAAGAGCACAGCCGCGATTAAGTCACTAACTGGTGGGGATTATATTCCAGCCGAGTTTAAAGGCATTCAGAACTTTAAGTTCATGAATTATGCCAAGCTACTGTTCAGTGCCAATGAAATGCCCGCATTCAGTGACCATAGCAGCGGTTTTGCTGATCGGGTGATCGTGATCAAGATGATTAACGGTGACACCCGACACACACACTGGTGGGATCAGTTTGACGATGCCAAGATGGACGAAGAAACTCCACGCTTCGCTATGAAATGCATGCATATGTTTGCCAAGGCGCTTAAAAGCGGTGGCCTGACAAAACATGATTCGGTAGTAAACGCAAGCCAAGAGTGGCTGGACGCAAACGATCACTTTAAAGAATTCCTTGACGAATACGCCACTATCGATACAAAAGATGATCGCGGTGAAGCAACCACTGTTGTAACAGCTGAATATAAGCGCTTTTGTCAAATGAACAACTACACTGATAAAACCAGCACACAAGCGATCGCGAAAAAACTAGCTGCCTACCACGTTTCTAAAGATCGAAGCCGAAGGGGCTTTAACAGCGACGGTGGAAATGTTCAGCGATTCATTGGCTTACATCTAACGGGTTCGCTTATAAATGATCAATTTAACGAGTAGTCGCCCCTTGTTCCAGTTTTTTTGGAACACTGTTCCAGAAAATAAATCGTTTTTGGAACACACAAATGCCTTAGCGGCGCGGATAGCAAGCCCTTGTTCCAGAAGTTCCAGAAAATTTTGGATATTTGGAAATAAAAAAATAAAGACATTTAATTATCCGTGAGCTAGCGGGCTACAAAAAAGTTAGAAAAATTGGATATTTTCTGGAACATCTGGAACAACACTAGAGCCACAAGGGATACAGCAATAATTTTCTGGAACAAACTTGGAACACTGTTCCAGAAAATCTGGAACACGAAAGGAAGAAAATAATATGGATACAGTATGGGAAGTATTTCATGGTCAGAGTTTAAAAGAAATCGTTGATCAGGCACATCAAGATATGCCAGCGCCGTATCACGCATCTCAAGTGAGCGTTCAATATCTCAACAAAGAATGGGTGGTTACGGTGCTTGGTGAGCTCGACAAGGAGGAATAGCATGAAGAACTATTCAATTGCCCGCCTGAACAAGGTGGCTGAAATCGGTAAGACAGTTAGTCGCAGGACTGGTGCAGGTATTAACATCTCTACGTTTGAGCCGACAGGAACCTTGTTCTATGGCTCATATAACCGCACTGTTACACAGACCTACCAGATCACGGGCACAGGCCTAGCGGACACCATATCGATCGTAGTGCGCCACACTGACGCGATAGATGACAGCACACAGATAAAACTCAATGGCACCTTGTACGCGATTCAGTCTATTGCCTACGATGATGATCCTAATGCGTTCGATGTTGTGACACTCAAGAAGACAACCCAAGGAGCTTAGAACGATGAAACTATTTGAATATACTGCGTACCAAGGAGAACTAAACGGTATCATCGACAAGTTCATGATGTCACACAGGTGGCAAGTCGGATTCATTCGGGTATTCTCTGCACCAGATAATATGATAACCGTTCAGCTTTACTATCGCGACGATAAGCCTGAACCAGAAACGGCAGGCGTGTTGTCATGATTATGAAGCTGTGTAACCATGCTGGGTGCAACACCATAGTGCCGTTCAATCAACGGTACTGTGATAAGCACCAGCCAGAACCACGAGCGTCCGACAACGAACGCTATGCATATCGTAAAGCGATTGGTGGTCGTTACTTTAAGTTCTACAAGTCCAAAGCGTGGCGCAAGCTGTCTTACTCGTATCGTCTAGCACATCCACTGTGTGAACGATGCCAAGCAAAGGGGTTATACGTACAAGCTGACGTGGTAGATCATATTGTGCCGATACGTGTGGACTGGAACCACAGACTGGACGAGAGCAACTTACAAAGCCTGTGTAATGCTTGCCACGGAACAAAAACGAAAGTAGAAGACGCGGCACGCTACCCCCACATAAATACGGGGGCTATGTCATCTAGTCTTGGGAACCAAGCATAGGAGTTTCGTTGTTGAAAATCCGTGATAACCGTAATATATCATGGGTATTTGGTACTATGTGTTATAATTAAGTTAGATAAATCTAATTGTAATTATAAAGAAAGGACGTGATCGAGATGGGAGCACCACTGAAATCTATTACGCAAATGCGCGGTGCAATGAGTAAAAAGAAGCTGGCAGACCGGCGTGACATGGAAGAATCACTATTCACCTATCAAGAATTAGTTGATCAGCCCCCTACATGGCTTGATGAATATGCAGTGACTGAATGGCAACGTATTGTACCACTGCTCAAAAAAGACATTCCCGTTAGTGAACTAGATGCTGCCCTGATTGCCAGTCATTGCCAAGCCTATTCTGACATTCAGAAAGCTGCCGAGCTGATTCAAGAACAAGGCATGATGGTTGACACTGCCGATAGTGTGAAAGCTAACCCAGCAGTCAAAATGAAACTTGATGCCACTAATCAGATGATCCGCATTGATGACTTGCTTGGCTTGTCAGTCTACAGTCGGGCAAAGCTGGCAGTGAAGAATGAGACTAAGAAGAAGCCTGACGATCCGTTCGCGGATCTGATGTCATCATGAACTATGCGACTGAATACACAGACAAGGTACTAAGCGGTGAGATTGTTGCTTGTAAAAAGATTAAGCAAGCAGCGAGACGTTATCGCAGAGACTTGAAAGCCAGCAAGCGCAAAAAGAATCCGTGGCCGTATTACTTTGATGAGGACTTTGCCAACAAAGCCATTGAGTTTATCGAACTGATGCCGGCACGCGATGGATCACCGCTCAAACTAGAATTATTTCAGAAGTGGTTTATTTCAGAGCTGTTCGGCTGGCGTGATAAGGCAACTGGTAACCGTCGTTATGATCGAGCTTACATTAGTATGGCTAGAAAGAACGGGAAAAGTTTTTTGATGGCCGATCTGGGCGCGCTGTATCTCCTCATGGAAAACAAGCCAGCCATGAACCGAGAGATTGTCTACACAGCCAACAGCAACGCTCAAGCACACTTGGCTTTTGATATGATGTCTAGTGGTTTGCGTCAGGTCTCTAAGGTGTCTAAGTCAGTGCGTGATCGTTTGAAGATCAACCGCACCGAAATCATTGACTTACCGAGCAACAGCCGAGCTGTTCCGCTTGCGTCTGATCTGCACAGCCTAGATGGTTATCAAAGTGACTTGGCTATCATTGATGAGTTCGCCTTGGCTCGTAATGATGAGATTCTGTGAACACTCAAATCAGGCCAGATCAACAGCGACAACAGTTTACTAGCCGTCATCTCGACCACGGGGCCAGACCTGAATGGACCTATGTATAAAGAATATAAATTCGTCTCCAAAATCTTAACCGGTCGCGAACAAGCAGATCGGTATTTTATTGCCATTTTTGAACAGGACAGCAAGGATGAAGCCTTTGCACCAGAGACTTGGGAAAAGTCAAATCCACTACTGGCTAATGATGAAAGAGCAAAGACGATGCGACCTAGCTTGCAAGCTGATGTTGATCTAGCAGCCAAGCAAGGAACCCTGCGGCCAATTCTCGTCAAGAACTTCAACATGTGGCAATCAGCCAGAGCAGACAGTTACATCAGTCTGGACGACTGGGAGAAAGCCACTATCAAGCCACCAGACACTATGGGCAAGGACGTGTACATCGGGCTTGACCTTTCCAAGTCTAGCGACCTTACCAGTATCTCGTGGTTAGTTCCAGAAGATGGCTACCTATATGCTGACAGCCATTCATTCGTGGGAACGAAGTACGGGCTGGAAGAAAAGATCAAGCGTGACGGGTTCGATTACATCAGCGGTGCCAGTCGCGGCGAATGTAGCATTACTAAACTTGATAGCGGCATGATCGACTATGACGAAGTTTTGCGTTTCATTATCGATCTGATCGAGCAGAACCAGTGGAACGTTCGAGCTATCTGTTACGATCCATGGTCGTTTGGTTACTTACTGCCAGAGTTTGAAAAGCGTGACTTGCCAATGATTGAAGTACGTCAAGGTCAGCGCACGCTTTCAATACCGACCGTGCGGTTCCGCGATGATCTATTTAACGGCCTCCTAAAGCACGCAGACAACCAACTACTGGCCTATGCGGTGAACAACGCCATTCTGAAATACGATGCCAACAACAATGCAATCATTAATAAGGCTCACAACGCTACGAAGATTGATCCATTAGCCGCTCTGATGAATGCTTACACAATTGCAATGGATCAAAGCAAGGAAAGCGAGGTAGCAGACAATGACTTTTATTCGAGCGATGACTTTAGTTTTTAATGTTCAGACCGTGCTATTGATGCTGGGGCTAATCTGTATGGTTGTCGGTATCTGGTTGCTGTTCGGGTTTGGCGTTGGTATGTTAGCAGTCGGCACGGCTCTTATCTCCGTCGCAGTCATTATCAACTTCAACAAAGGGAGGTGAAACAATGAGCTTTTTCACGAATGACACAACACAACCACGCGATGACAACAGCGACCCGTTCTTAGATGCGCTTGTCAGCATGACCAGCAACGACAGCGGCCTATATGTGGGGATTGGTGCTTTACGTAATTCGGACGTGTTTACGGCGGTGCGCGTGATTGCCAGTGATCTTGCAACCAATCCGATTGAGTACAGTGACAAGCGTATCAGCGTGCTTCTTAACAAGGCACCCAATGACCACATGACCGCATGGGCATTCAAGTTTGCCCTAGCTGCTAACATGCTGCTGAATGGTAACAGCTTTGCACGGGTTACCAAAAATCCTAGCGGACAAGTTACTGGTTTCGAGTTAGTCCCCAACAGTCAAATGGTGGTTAAACAAGATGATACGACCGGCATTATCAGTTACGAATACACGCCTGACAGCGGTCGTTCACAGCGTTTAAATGCCAATGAGGTCTTACACTTCAAGTGCTTCACACAAGACGGTTACAAAGGACTATCGCCACTGTATAGCCTCCGTGATGAGGTTGGGGTACAAAAGTCTGGGCATGCGTTACTGAAGGGATTCTTTAACACCGGTGTCCAAGGGACAGGCATTCTTAAAGTCAACAAGACCCAGCTAGACACCAAGGCCAAAGAAAACATCCGGAATAAATTTGAAGCTGCCAACAGTGGTGATAATGCCCTCAAGACCATCATTCTAGACAATGATATGGACTACAAGCAACTCGAAGTTAATACTGACGTGCTGAATCTAGTCAATTCTAGCGATTGGACAACGAAACAGATTGCCAAAGCGTTCGGGTTACCACTGGATCGGCTGGGTATCGAAAGCGAGCACTCAAATGCCGTACAGTCGAATTTGATCTATCTGCAAAACACACTGATTCAGTATTTTACCTGCTTCACAAGTGAGATGGATGCTAAACTTTCGACTGGCGATAATCGATTCAGTTTCAACACTGACAAGCTGTTCAGTGCCGACCCAGCAACGATGCAAGAACTAGCAGTTAAGGGGCTGCAAGGCGGTGTTCTGACCACTAATGAAGCACGAGCAAGATTAAACCTGTCACCAATTACCGGTGGTGATGAGATTATGGTCAGTCTGAACTACACGCCACTAAGCAACCTTGTCACTTATCAAGATAAACAGAAAGGAAGTGCGTCTAATGAACCAAGATGACGTAGAAAAACGCCTGAACCCTGACGCTGATCTGACTGCCGCTGATCCTACCACAGCAACCGACAGCCAAGGCCAAGACGATCCAGACACACAGCAACAGGAAGACACCACTAGCAGTCCAAAAAAACTGAGTGGTTATGCGGTAGTTTTCAATAGCCCAAGTAAAGACCTCGGTGGCTTTAAAGAAGTCGTTGATCCGCACGCATTCGACAATGTGGACTTATCAGACGTCTATATGGTTTCTAACCATGATTTTAGCCAAGTCTTAGCCAGCACCAAGGCCGGAACATTGACCTTAAACGTGGATGATAAAGGCTTGCATTTTGAAGCAACCTTACCCGATACGACCACAGCCAACGATGCCTATAACAACGTCCAAGCTGGCAATCTATCAGCCATGAGTTTTACTTTCAATGCTGCGCCAGACGGTGACACGTTCACTAAGGACGACAGCGGGCAAGTGATCCGTACCATCAAGCAAGTAAAGAGCTTGTTTGACGTCTCACTGGTAGCTATTCCAGCGTATGACGATACCAACGTCCAAGTGGACAAACGCAGCTACACTGAGTGGCTTAAAACTAATACTGAACAACCAGAAAAAGGAGATAAAACCATGACCGAAAAAACAATTATCGACAACAAAGAACACACCGAATCCCGCGCTTACGAAGATTACATCCGCAGCATGGGTGAACAACGTGACGGCTTGACCACAACCACGGCTGGTGCTGTCGTTCCTAAAGAAGTCATCGAAGACGTCTGGAACCTAAAAGAATCAGACTATGACCTAGCTAAATACGTCACTGTGAAACAGGTCGGGACCCCAGTTGGCACCTACCCAATTGCCCTGACTAACAATGGTGTCTTAGCCACCAAGGAAGAACTAGCAGACGTGCCAGAGATCGATGCAACCCTATTCCGTGGTGTTGACTACAAGGTTGCTACCCGTGCTGGCAAGATTTATCTGTCTAATGAACTGGTAGAAGACAGTGAAGTTGATATTGTTGCCGAGGTTAAGAATCAACTCAAGAAGCTGGTACAAAACACGGACAATAGCAACATTATCAGCGTTCTGACTGGCAAGACGGGCACCAACGATAACTTCAAGCACATCACGGGTACTGGTCTCGATGACATCAAGCAAACCTTCAATGTTGAGTTAGATCCAGCACTGTCCTTGTCTGTTATCGTCAATCAGGATGCTTTCAACTACCTTGATACACTGAAAGACAGCGAGGGCCGATACTTGTTACAACCTTCAATCACTGCACCATCAGGCAAGCAACTGTTTGGTGCCCCAGTGATCGTCATTTCTAATAAGGTGCTTCCTACTGATAAGGCTGGCACCTATCGGATCATCATTGGTGACTTTAGTCAAGCGATTTTCTTAGCCCAAAAGAACGAAGTCAACACCCAGTGGGAACGGTTCGACAGTTATAGCCAAGGCTTGGCTGTCGTGATCCGCAACGACTATGAAGTGGTTGATCCTGACGCTGCTCGAATTGTCGACATCACACCGGCAACCAAGCCAGCAGCCACGACAGCAGCTTAATGAAACAAGTCTGGGGTGTGCCTTAGGGTACGCCCCTATTTTTATAAGGAGATGAGCACATGACTGTCACTACTGATGACATTAAAAATAGCCTGCGTGTGCAGACTAATACTGACGATAGTTTGATAAGCAACTACCTGACAGCGGCGCGAGACTATGTTCATAATGCTGTTGACAGCACAGCGACGATTGATGAGTTGCAAACGTACTCGCAATTTGATATTGCCGTGGCCATGTTGACCGAATTCTGGTATCAGAATCGTGGAGCAGTTACCACAGCAAGCCAAGAGCCACCTTATTCAGTGGTTAGCATGATCCAGCAGTTAAGAGGACTGTTTACGGAAAACGTATAGTATCAATAGCCAAAAGATTATGATATAATTAAGACAGTCCTAGGCGATAAGCGGGTAGATCCGTTTTAACCGACGCACGGCATAGCTAACCGGTGGCGCATTTTATAGACCAGAGGGTCAGTTACTTTTCCCTTGTCGTAATCCATGCGGTGTTTAAATCATTTACACTAACCTTTTTTCATAAAAATAGCCGGTTTCTTATTTAGTAGATCGTTCTAATTAAGAAGTTGACTACGTAGCTTTTCATTTTCAATTGGGCGGGCAGAGATGCCCGTTTTTTTGTGCTGAGAGACGCATTCTGGTGCAAGCTGAACAAGTTTAACTTGAGGTATGGTCGTTCTGGACAATAAAAATCGGTTAGGCAATTCGGAATTTCGGGATTGGCTAAACAAAGTCCGAAATTCTGACGTTGTTATCCAAGTCAAAAATATTGACCTGCTTATGGGAACTAAGTGACAAATATTCACCTAGTCAATGGATACAAAAATAGCCACCTCATAATGAAGTGGCCATTTTGTGTTAGTCGTGTAGCTTTTCTTGTAGTTTATCTCCAGCATTATCAATGCCCTTAGCTGCGAAGACTGTACCTGCAACTAAAACACCGCCAACGATGAGAGTACTAGCAACCATAAACTTAAATGCAGCTTTTAAAGCGTCCATAAAGATGGCCTCCTATCAGTCTTTTGATCTGCCAACAAAGAAGGAGACTACGGCAACAACAATAATTGCGCCGATAATTGAAGGAATCAAAGCCATTCCTGCCAGTTGTGGCCCCCAATGGCCTAAAAGTCCCTCACCAATTGCAGAACCCACTAATCCTGCAATGATGTTAGCAAACCAGCCCATCGATTTGCCCTTGCTAGTGATAGCACCAGCAATTGCACCAATAATAGCACCAACAATTAAAGCCCAAAGAAAATGCAT